CACCAGCAGCCATAATATCTGCTGAGAATACAAATCCACCTGAAGGTACTGTGAACACGCCTCTATCAAAGGCTAAAGCTAAGTAACCCGAAGGGATTGTTACCCCATCTTGATTTCCAGGGTAAGTCATGTAGATTGTTGATGTAAATGGAACATTTCCAGCTTGCTCAAATGCTCCGCGTCTTAGTGACCAATCATAGTGTGGGAATGGTACTAACATCTTAATTTCATCTGTGACTTGTGCATTATTTACAGGCCAAGTAACAATGTACTTGGACAATTGGGCTTCTGCATCGGTTCTAGGAAGTCTTACTCCCATTAAGTCTTCCCTGCTCCCCCAAAGATGACTAGAACTTTGGCTGGTTATTTGAACCATTCTGCCTTCAACGATGTCGCCACACACTACAACACCGATAATATCTGTATATTTATTGATTTCCATAGTTACTATACTCCTTAGTTTTTATTTCTAAGATATTCTACCATATCTTTTGGTGTAATGGTTTCAGTCTCTTTACCACGAATTGGGGGAACACTTGTTGAAGTAATAGAAATAGATGCTTTGCCTTCTTCGGCGGGTTTGAAAGCAGCTACAAGTTCTTGAATAAAGAACTCAAGTTGTTCATCCGTCATTCCAGCAAGTGCTTCTTCTTTTTCAGTAAAGTATTCATCAGTAATATCAAGACCTGCATCTTTAAATTTATTTTTAATTGAAGCCAGCTTGGTTTGTTTTGCTTCTGCCTCTTCAATAGTTTGTTTATAAGCAGCTAATTCCTCATATTTAGGTTTTAGCTCAATTAGTTCTGTTTGAGCAGTACTTAAATCAGTTTGAAGTTGTGCGATTTGTGCCTCAAACTGCTCTTTTTGCTCACTCAAAAGTCTTTCATGTTCAGTTTTTTCAATCGTATCCATTGAAACTCCTTCTTGTTCGACTGAAGATAGTGCTAGTGCAGTTGTTCTTCCTTGGTACGCAGGCATACCTACGATGGTTGCTGCGTTCATGGAGACATTTTTCAATGCTACACCTTCGTCTTCAACATCTTCGTCTGTATAAGTTAATTCCCAAGACACATCAATACTTTTTCCCTCGGAGTATCTTTGTCTTAAGAAATCTACATCTTCATGTCTTTCTCTATCCCACAGAGCTGCTAGGGCTTGGATTGAATTACCTTCTGTCTTCAAATGTGTCATAACACCCAATGGAAATGTATCATCATGTCCTTCAGATACTTCTCCGTATGCCATTTTTAGGGGCATGAATAAACCTGTTCTTAAAACATTGGCAAATTCTTCTCTAGGAATTCTTTGTTTATTAGCATTATGCTGGTCATCTGTTAACAAAAATTTCATCCAAGCAACATTAGGATTTAAAGAGATTGAAGCCGAAGCTGCCATCTCTTCTATTTCTAATTTATCTATCATTAATTGTACATCAGTTGCTTGTAAAGTGATTGTTTTCATAATATTTTAACCTCTTTTATTGCTTACCATTGTCATTCCCAGGAGGTGCACCTGCTTTTGGCTTAGGTGCAGGTTTCTTGGGTGCTGCTGGTTTACCAGGAGTGCCCGGTACTACTGGTGGTGGCTCTCCTGCTGTTGGTAAATCTAGTCCTAATTCTTTCATTAGTTCTTTTTCTTCTACTTTTTCATTTAGTTCTTCTGATAAATCAAATCCATAAGATTCAGCAAATGATTTTCTAGATAAGTTACCAGTATCGTATAATTTTTGTACACCTTCATAGAATAGTCTCAATCCTAATAGATTTATAGGTTTGAATTTTACTTCTGGTAATTCGCCTTTAAGATGATTTCTTTCCTTTACTTCATAGAATACTTTATATATAATAGGGAAAAGTTCATCTCTCATTACATTCATTGTACTCTCTGGAGAAAGTGTAGCTATCTCTGGGTCAGAAGTAAATGACCGTTCTGTTTCACCTGTAATTAATATTCTAGGAAATCCTAGTGCTAGGATTATATCTTTATTTACTGCATCATATTTTTTATCATTCAACAATGCCTCTACATCGGGGAATACCCAATTTAGTTCTATGGTATGATTGGTGAATAATGTAAATACTCTTTCTATATCAGTTGGGCTAATACCCTCTCTCCAATGAAACTTACTTTCCAAATCATCCAAAACATCCTGTTGGTCTTCAGTTAATGGAAACTCATCACTTCCAGCTTTTACATGTAAAATAGCACTAATAACTCTGGATGCAATTGAGTAGTCCATTCTTCTTAGATTTCTCTTATGTTTATAGGATTCCAAACCTGGATATAAATAAGGAATTGGATATTCAGCATCAGCCAACATGGTTGATTTTACAATAAGGGGATTATCGAGTAAAATTTTTGTTTCTCCCCTTAAAACTTGTGCTACAAATTCTGGATATTCTTTGACGATTTTTTGATATAATTCTACATCCTTAGAACCATCATCATATGTACCTTTTTGCTGTAAGAAGTTTACTACTTCATCAGGAACTATTAAGAAGTAAGATTCTTCATCAGTAATAAAAGGTCTTTTGATTACAATATCTTGTGCATTTCTTAACCACATGCTAGTAGGGTAAAGTAAATTATCTAGTCTTTGAATTCCCTTTTCTCTCAATTGTTTTCTATTTAAGTTTGTTAAAGTTATCTCTGGAACTACTAATCCAGTAGTTAAAAATTCCAAAGCAGCTTTTCTTAAAAATCTTATAATATCTTTCTTTAGAGATTCATATATCTGGTAATCAGTTTTAGGGATACTATTTTCTGGGACAATAATATCATTAATAGCTAGACTGACCATCTTTGTTACCACAGTAGTAGCAATAGGTTCGTGTCTAAAGAAAAATCTACAATCCTTTACAATTTTAACAAAGGTATTATGGTCTTCAAATGAAAGTTTATCTACTTGATTGGAACCCCATACACCTATATCGGTTGGGTAACTAGACTGTGGCATAAAAAATGTTGCTGATGCCGTTTTTGCTAGTCTATTACTTTTATTATTGTCCATAGTATTCTCCATGTTATTTTAAATTATACCCATCTGCTTTTAGCCAATGGCTTTCGTGCTTTAGAAAACAGCAGACCTACAATTAACATATAATATGCCATCATAGCACACAACATAGCTGCTGTATTATGGTCTTCACCTCGTTTACCCCCTTTAGGGGTAAGTGTCTTATATACAACTTCTCCTGTAGGAGTTTTAGTGTATGTCATTCTTTCAAGTTCAGTAATCAGTTCAAAATCTGTGGATGAATATGCTATCTTATGAGTGTTAGTATATTCTTGAAGTAATGTTACACTATGAGGTTTGACCTTTGTTTTTATTTCCTCTCCCTCAGAATTTTCTCCTAAACTTATCCAAGCACCAAAAGAAACAGGGAATAATCTTTTAGAATAATTTTTATGAAGATAAGTTTCATCTTCTAATAAATGTTGTACTAATCCTTTTTCATTACCAGTATCTATTCCTATAACTGATGGTCTATCAAACTTGGTATCAAGATAATCAATTATCTTTTCTTGAACTGGATATGCAACTTTATAAAAATTAATTCTAGCATGTTCTTTTATTATACCATTTTTCTCATAAAGTATCATGATTGAAGTGGGTTCTGTATACCCCAAGTCTATTCCCATGATTACAAAATCATGTGGAGGACACGGAGGTATAAGCGCCATTCTATTTACAATCTCCCCATAAGAATAATCTATACCAGACATGCTAAGTTTATAGGTAGCATAGGTTTCTATTTCCATTAATCTTCTATCAAATACTGCAAAAGTTGGAGAACCATGTCTTCCTAGAACTAAGTGAATGTAGTCTTCGCTATCAACTCCACCATACTGTTTTACATTCTTTTCTTCATCATCTTGGCTATATCTAGGATTTTCATGTGCTGATGTTCTATGATGAGAAAACTCATCATTAACTTCATCTGCTAGATATAAAACACAATTTTCTCTAAGCCCTGTAGGAACGCCAGATACCCATAATTTATATCCATCTTCCCAACTATTTAATACTGGTTGTAATTCTAACCATGTTCCCCAAGGATAATATCCAGCTTCATCAAGGATTATTATTGGGGTGTGTTTACCAATAACATTTACACCTGTTCCAGATTGTCCAGCTATAGCACACAAAAGTTGTGCTGTATTTAATAGTGTAATTGTATATGTTGAAGAATTTATTCCTCGTTTGGGTTCTATAAAATTTTTCAAAAGAGAATTATTTCTAAGATACTTAACTAGACTATTAAATACTGGCTCTAAATGTGTTTTACTTGGGACAGTATACATAATATATTCATTAGGATAGAAATTATTTACCATTATCCAGAGAATAAAATCAGTCAAAGATACGGTTTTACCAACTGCTCTACCACAACAAAGTGATGAATAATGGTTAAAATCACAAAGATATTCTCTTTGATAATATGTATATTCAAATTCTTTATCTCTTGCGTATGTTAATGTATCTACGTTTCTATAAAACTCTCCAAATAAAACTGGGTGCTTTAGAACTTCAAAT